CTCTCGTTCCCCCCGCCCCCAGCGCTACGCCTTCTTCTGCTGATATCACCGTTCTTCGACTCACCCTTTCGCCTCCCGAGGAGCTCGCTGAATTTTCTTCTTTGTTTCCTCCCATTTATTCTCTTCCTCCTACTTTGAATCTTGAATTTTCTTCTGGTGTTTCTTGGTGTTATCTCATTGATATTGTCACCAAGTATCGCACTATTGTTGCTTCCCATCTGGGACCTGCTTGTCGCTTCTCTGATTGGTTCCGTATGGTCGCTCGATTTCCTTGTCTTCTTGTTGACAATCCTTCTTACATTCTCCCCTCCTCTCAGTCTGTTCTTCATTCTTCTAAGTTCGTTTGCCCCCCCCATCTTTTCGTTTCTCATTTGTGTTTTATCTTTCGTCATTTCAAGGATTGTCTTTTCGGTTCTGTCCTTTCTCGTTCCGAGATTTCTTCTCTTGCTTCCTCCGCTCCCCTTTTGGAGACCGTGCCTGTTTTGGTTCGTGGTACTGGTGAGTGTTGGAAGAAATTGCCCTTCGCCAACGTTCTGTCCGGTTCTTGGGCTCTTGGTGCCCCTTCCTTTTCCGGTTCTTCTGTTACCTCTTCCTCCATTTGTCAAGCCTTTGATCATTTCTACCGTCCCGATCAAATGTTTAAGCCTCGTTCCCCTGATTTCGTTCGAGTCATGTGGAATCGTGATTCTGATGATGATTTTCATGTTTTTTACTGTTCTTCTGCCACTTCCCTTAACCCTTTTTATGCTTCTTGGGATCAATTTTTTACTTCTGTCTTACGTCTTGATGATCCCTCTTTCGTTCTTCCCGACGATCACGTCATTTCATTCCTTCCTGATTTTATAGCTGCCTTGCGTGCTGAACCCTCTCGTTTCGTTGCCGTTTCCGCCTATGACACTGCTGTTTCTCATATTACCACTGCTCAAGGTATGGCTCAGCAACAGTCTCGTTGGGTCGACGCTTCCATCATTGAGGGCGATAAGATCCGTGCTCTGTGTCCCTACAATCTCACCGGTCCTGTCGCCAAGCTCGCTGAGGCTGTCGGTATTAATTATTCCTCCTCTTCTTCTCAAGATTCTGGACATCCTCTTCATCGTGCTATCGAGAACACTATGATGCACAACTCCGTCCCTAACATTTTCCGTCATCCCACCACTGTCGTTTCTTGCAAGGACTCCACTTATCGAAAATTCAATCTTCCTGATTCTTCCGAAGCCTCTGACAAATCTTCTCGTCTCACTCTCATTAATCCCATTCTTACTGCTAAAGATTTTCTTCGCTATTCTCCCGACTCCGTGCCCAACACTCCTTTTTCCCTTCCCCCTATCGCCACCCCCTCCGTTCTTTTTTGCAATTCTGGTCATTACATGTCTCAGGCTGACATGTGTTACCTCTTCTCTTCTAATCCTTCCCTGCTCAATATTTGGTTCACCGCCGTCATTCCCCCCGAGGCCCTTTTCTCTTCTCGCTCCGTTTGGCCTGACCTGTACAATTTTGACATCTCTTCTGATGGCAAGGAAATGATCTACACTGCGGAGCGCTCTGGTGGTGAACCTTATGTTCAACCCATGTCCGCTCTCTCTTGGTTATCCTGCAATTCCATCCATGATGTCTCTTCTGGTCATTATTATTCTGTCGAGAAGATTGAGACCATTTACTCTCAACATTTCTTTTGTGTTTCTCGCCTTCCTTTCCTTTCTCCCTCTCATTTTTCTTACACTTTTTCTTCTTGGGTTGCCATTCCCCATGTTCATCGTAATTCTTCCACTGCTGCTCATTCTTTTGTTCCCTCTGAGTTGCTTCGTACTTTGTTTCTCTATGCCGGTACTCTTCCTCGAACACGTGAGCAGGATGTGAAAGCCAAGCTCCGGCAGCATCCCGGTATTGATAAGAATCGTTCTCTCCCCCTCTCTGTTCTCACTCACCTTGTCGACACCGTGTGGACCCTTATCAAGTTCGATGCCCTATCCTCCGCTGACACCAAATTGTACATGGGAGTTGCCGCTTGGTTGACCTATCACACCTCTGGCACCTTCAAGCGTCTCACCTCTGATCGTATTCGTCGCTCTCATTACAACCGTTACCTGCGCATCCTTGATTCTGTCACTTCTTCCGGTGGTTCTTCTCCTTGGACTGTCCCATGCCACACCTATCACGTTTCCGATTCTACCATTTCTGTTATGTTTGACCCCGGTTCTCATCTTTCTGGTGATTCTCTCAATGTTCTTTCCGGTCTCTACCATCGTCTGCGTTCTGCTTACTATGGTCCTCCTTCCCCTTCTGGTTCTCACACTCGTTTGGCTTGTGTCCCTCGTGTTTTGCCTCTTGTCCTCGAGCCCCTTCACTCTATCTCCTCTCTCATCTTTCCGATAGCTGGTTCTCTCACTCGCTCGTTCCTTTACTCTGCCGCCTCTACCCTTGTTCAAACTCTCGATCCTCCTCCTGATCATCGGTCTTTGATGCAGCGCATCATTTCTCGTCCTTATGATCCTGCCGATCTTTCTCTTGGCTATGAGTTCCGCTCACTGTCCCTTCCCTCTTTGCCTTCTCCTCTCACCATCTCTCTTCCAGATGGTGGCACTAAACCTCGCCGTCTTCGTTTGCGCAAGCGGGCTCTTCGTTCTCTTCGTTCTTACATTGCCCACCATGATTCTCTCCCCCCAAATCGTCTTCAGGTCGATGTTCCACTGGAGTCCGATCCCTTCTATTCCTCATCTCTCGATCGTTCTCCTCCTTCCATGCCTTTGCGTCCTTCGAATCTCCAGATTCTTGAGGCTGGTCATCACCTCTTGTCCTCCTATCCCAATGGTCCTTCCCTCCCCATTGTGGTTTCTCCCTCTGGACTCGTTTCTTCATCTCATCCCCCTCCTCTTCCCCCCCGCCCTTTGGTTCCTCATCGTGTTCTCCCCCCTCCCATCATCTCACGACCTTTAGCCCCTTCCGATTGTCTTCCTCATGCTCCTCGCTGCAATTTTCCTTCTTGTAGTGTGCCCTCCACCCCTAATAATTCACCCACCGTTGATCTTCGGTCTCCTGTTTCCCCTTCTGCTTTTTGCATCGATCTTTGGTATCGATTATCTTCCATCTTCCCTCATGTCAACGATCTATATGGCGATTATTCTCCCAACTTTTATTCTTCTACTCTTCGCCCTTATTGTTCCTCCTGTCTTATGTTCGCCTGTGTCTGTCCCACTCTCTTTAATATTCCTCCCCCTCCCCCTCTTTCTTCTCCTGCCGTCTCATCGTCTCTCTTGCTAGATTCTCCTTCCTCTTCTCTCATCGATGAGGTGTTCGGCGCTCCTTCCGATGTCTTCAATGCTCCCTTTTCTGTCAATTCACTTTCTCCTGTTGTTCTTCCTTCTCACCTACCGGTCACTCCTTCCATTCCCCTCCCTGTTCCTGAACCCCCTTCTTTGAGTCCCGCTGAACTGTTAGGTAAATCCTTGCGTTCCTTGTCGGGCAATGTTCACCCCTCCGATGCCCTCCAGGTTGATCCTGAGCAGGAGGATCTTGTTCCCGTTTCTCTCGGTTCGCGTGGTATCGTCCCTTCCATACCCCGTAGCTCCGTTGAAATGGTTGATGATGCCAAATTAGATATCTGGTTTCCTCGCACTCGTGGTCTGCGTCTCTTCGAATCCCCTCATTTTGAATTGCCGGCCACTCATCTTCGCAATTCCGTCTCCTATCCGGTTCCCTCTCACAACATGTGCCTTTTGCATGCTCTCTCCCATGTCCTCCGCGTCTCAGTTTCCACTCTTTGGAATTCTCTTATCACTTTTCTTTCCCCTGAGCGCGCTCTCTACTTGTCCAGTGGTCAGATGCTAGATGACTCTGATCTCTCCCTTCTTGCTTACGCCTTTTTCCTTCGAGTCTCCATTGTTCCAATTGGCGAGTCTGTCCTTCCCCCCGCTCTCCTTCAGGATTATGGTGTTGCTGGTGGACGAGAGGTGATCCTTTCCTGGCGTCCCGGCCATTGGGATGTCCCTACCCATGGCGGTTCACCTCGTCCCGACCGTAATTTCATCGTTCCCACTGACAACCCCGTCTTTTCTGCCATCATGTCGACTTTTTCTCGTTCTGGCCAGAAATGGATGTCTTCTTACACCCCCACTTGGTCTCGCGCTGAGTCCTATCTTCGTTGCCTCATCGAAGATACCACTGGCACTCTCGTTCGCCAGAAAGGTGTGGATCCCATGAAGGCCTTTGCTGCTGGCATTGAAGGACGTTTGGGTAATGGACTCCCCTCTTCCGTTAAAGATGTCCCAATTCTCTGCATTTTTGGTCAACCTGGTGTTGGCAAGTCTCACCCTTTCATGACCTTCCTGGCATCTAAGTCTCTTCATCGTCAACACTACTTTTCAATCGTCTCTCCCACTACCACTCTTCGTCAGGAATGGGCTGATGCTCTTCATTTCAAAGGCACTGATAAAGTTCGTGCCACTCCCGGTTTCTATGCCGAGACGTTTGAAAAGGCCCTTTGGGAGGGCACCCGTGGTGTCGCCATCATCGATGAGATTGGCAAATACCCCCCTGGTTACGTTGACGCTCTTCTTGGTGCTGATCCTAACATCAAGATGATCGTGCTACTAGGCGACCCCACTCAAACCCTTCATCATGAACCCAATTCTGATTGCGTCTTGAATAATTCCGCCAAATATACCCCTGAAATTCTTCATTTTTCCCCCCATTGCTTCGCTTATCTCACCGGCACTCGCCGTCTTGGTTCCGATGTCGCTCGCTTTTTCAAGATTCCTTCCCTTCTTCCTCATCCCGGCCGTTTCATCTATACCGATTTGCCGGTTTTGTCTCCTGACGGGAGTCCCATTCCAATTCTTACCCCATCTCAATCGAATAAACTCTTGATTTCCGGAGTTTCCAGTTCCGTCGTTGAGACTTGGTCTTCTTCTCAGGGACTTACTTTTGACGCCGTCACCATACTCATCACGCCTGACGCCATCCGTCTCGCGGATGATCGTACTTGGTTCACGGCTCTTACCCGTTCCCGGGGTAATGTTTTCCTTCTTCGAGGTTTTCCTCTCATCAATGAGTACCTCACCCTAATTCATTCTCGTCCCCTTCTCCGTGCCCTTTTCGCCGCCTGTGCCGGTGAGCGCACTTCTTGGGATCCTCTTTCACTCCCCGATCTTGCTCGTTTTCCTTTCATCCGTCGTAAGATTAGAGGTGACCGTCTTCCCACTTTCCGTGTGCGTGGTGGTGATCCCTCTTCCTTCGAGGGCCTATTTGATATGCCCTCCCTCGGTCTAGATTCCACCCCCCCTGACCGTCTGTTGGATGAATTTCCACAATCCGCTTCCCTTTACTCTTTTCTTCGTGAGGTTCTTCCTCCTGCCGGTCATTCTCCCGTATCTCTTCCTTTTCTTGAACCTCCCTTGGCCTCTACCTTCCCTCGTGAAGATCCGATTTTTCTCAGAGATCATTTCGCTTCCCTCATTCGCGATCGCTCCGATCGTGAGCTAGTGCGGAAAGGGCTCCTCTCTAACCAATTTCCCGATCTTCCCACCTTCAAATCACTCATTAGTTCTTCTGATCGTAAACTTCATCCTACCGATCCTTTCTTTCTTCCTTTATTTCATCGCTTTCGTCAGGACGATGCTGCCACCTTTGCCGCTGCCATTGAGAAGCGCATCACTCTTTTGACTCCTGAACAGAATCGAACCAATTTTGCTGACGCTTCTGTCCTCGCCGGCCCAGCCCTTTGGAACTCTCTTTCCCGTGCTCTCCAACTCTCCGCTCCCATACCTTGGAATGCTGAGTTTTTCGAAGTTTGCCACATCGAGAATCAGCGCAATCGCGTTTTCCGGAAACCCCTCGAAATGCTCCTCGCCGCCCATACTCGCGATGAACCTGATCTTGACATTCGCAAGATTCAGATCATCATGAAGCAGGAGTACAAAAAGAAAAGCGAATCCATGGCCGGAGATGCTAAGGCTGGTCAAACTCTTGCCGTTTTCCACACTGCCGTTCTGTTCACTTTTGGTGGTTTGGGTCGTTATTTAACTTATCATCTTGAAAAGCTTCTCCCCTCTAATATTTACATTCATCTTCGTCGTTCTCCTTCCGATCTTTCCGAGTGGCTCAAGGACAATTCTTGGGAGGACTTCGTTGACTGTGTTGACAACGATTATACCGCCTTCGATCAGTCCCAGGATGCCACCGCTCTTTTCTTGGAAATTGAGCTCATGCGTCATTTCAATGTCCCTTCTGATATGATCGAGCTCTATTACTGGTTGAAGACCGAAACTCGTTCTTGGTTGGGCCCTTTCGGTATCATGCGTTTCACTGGCGAGTGGTCCACTTTCCTTTTTAACACTCTTTTTTCTATCGCCTACTCTCACACCAAGTATTCTTTTCCCCCCGGAATGCTTCAATGTTATGGCGGCGATGATTCCTCCTTCAACGGCGTCCCTTCCCTTCGTCCCGATTGGCCTCTGTATGAGCATCTCTTTTCTCTCACTTCTAAAGAGATTCGATCTGATCGCCCCACCTTTTGCTCTTGGCGCCTCACTTCTCGAGGTATATTCAAGGATCCGGCTCTTGTTCAAGCCCGTCTTCACCATGCATTCGCCAATCTCACCGCTCCTTTGGTTCTTCCTTCTTATTTCTTAGAGCATGCCTTCGCTTACGATCTTGGTGAGAATCTTCATCAATATCTTTCTCCTTTCGAAGAGTCTTGCCATTCCGCCAATTCTTCTATCTTTCATCAGAATCGACGTCTGATCCCCTTCTTTTCAACCCAAGTCACTTCTTCTCGGATCCGTGCCCTTTGGTTGCGCGTCACCGAGCGTTTTCCTTCCTATCAGCGTAAGACCCTCCAAATCTCCTTCCTCTCCCCTGAAGAGGAATTAGAGGCTCAATTGCTCACCCTCCTTATGTCCAATCCTCTCCCATCCGCTCCTGTTTCCCCCTCTTTGTCCCCCGATACCATTTCGTCCTTCAATTCCTCCATTATGAACATCCCTGATGGTTCCACTCCCTCTCCTTCTTTTGATTCTTCCACTCCTTCTTCCCCTTCTTCTTTTGATGATTTCCCCGATGAGTGACTCTTGGCGGGTTCGTACAATTTTAGGGTTGAGTTCTACTGTCTCTGGAATTTTACTCTGAACCTCGAACCCCACACATTT